GGGCACGGGTCCTACGGGAGTATCGGTAGCCACTTCTGCGTCGGGTAACTACGACGAGGCTTTTGTATGCTATCGAGTGGGAACCGTAGCACAGGTCTTTGAAACAGGGTCTAATTTCTCAAGTGGTTCAGCCTCCGCAACTATCCCATATTCGGATTTTCAATCAGACCGAGATAGGTCTATCGCGTTTGGGTGTTACTGCCGGGCCACCACATCGGGAGGAACTATGACCTATGATTGGGATATCGCGGAGTATAGTGCCTTCGCTACGGGCTCCCTTCAAACTTCTGTCTCCTACAACAACCAGCAAGATAATATCGTCGTTGATGTTCCTTCTCCACCTACCGGACAACCCGATACTACCACAGGAATAGGACCCTTCATTCTATTCGGGTCGGCCCCCTCATTATCAGATGCGGGAACATTCATAATCTCGTGTGAAGTAACCGATAACAACGGAACGGTGAAATCAAATGAATTAGATGTCGTAATGACCTTTGGATGATACTATGCCTCAAACTATTAATTATCTCAAATCGTATTGGTCCCGTCGTTGGGGCCATATAATAGACAGCGATATTATCACCGATGTTGAATGCTCCACTTGCGGGACCGTCTTCTCTCCCCACACATACGCGCAGGCTAAAGCATTTGATTCAGCGGTCTATGATTGCGATTGCTTATAGCACTGAGGAAAGGGGGGAAAATCATGGTGAGTGAAACGGGTGTATGGACCCTCGATGAAGCCAAAGAGATGCACGGCGACAGCGAAAGACTCGCTCATAGATTAGCGTCATTTTTTCCTCGTGGAATTCCTGTTATAGATGCCGGATGCGGAACAGGAAACTACGCGCGAATTCTTGAGGAACAGGGCTTTGTTGTAACAGGTATAGAAGGCACAGTGGGAATTGAGGAAATTGCCGTTTGTTCTATCATACACGAACAGGACCTTACTCTTCCATTGAATTATCCTCCATCCTCCGTTTTATGTCTTGAGGTTGGAGAACACATTCCTCTAAAGCACGAGCAACAATTCTTGGAAAATCTCAACAATCTGTGTGACCGACGCCTCATTCTATCATGGGCGATACCGGGACAGGGCGGACATTATCATGTGAATGAGAGGACCAATGAGTACATCATCAAGAGAATGGAGGGTTTTGGACTTTATCTGCATCATGCTGATACGGCTACACTAAGAGAGGATATTGAAGTTGACTTTTGGTGGTTCAAACATAGCCTCATGGTCTTCGATAGGGGCCCCAAAATAGGATTAGCCATGATTGTGAAGGACGAATCGAAGACTATTGAGAGGTCGGTTTCTTCTGCTCTGCCCTTCGTTGACTGTGCGGTTATCAATTACTCAGGAACAATTGATGATACCGTGGAGATAGGAAGAGCGGTTTTCGGGGATGTCCCTAATGAGTGGATAGAGCCGGAATGGAAGGGAGCCGCAGATGCCTACAATTTGTGCATCAATAGACTTCGTGAATTGGGGTGCCATTGGATTATCAGATTGGATGCAGACCAAGAAATCGGTGGTGAATTACCACAGTTTGAAAATTTCTGTGATGTGGAGGGAATTAGCATTCCTGTGCTGGATGAAGAAGGAGGTTTCACCTGCTCACGACCGTTCATTTTCAGACCTACATCACAATATAGAGGGGTTAGGCACGAGGGCCTGTGGTGTAATGGAATATGGAACGACGACTCCTTAACAATCGTGCATCACGACGATAGCGGAGCAAGACCCCGAACCACAGCCACCTATCTATCTGATTTTGACGCCATGAAACAGGAGTACCCTTCTGAATTGGATAACCCTCTATCTCGACGCTACACATTCTACATGGCACAATCACTCAAGGATGGTGAAAATATGGAGGAAGCGGTGTTATGGTACAGGGCGAGAACATTGATGGGAGGCTTCAAAGAGGAAGTGGCGATTTCATACAAGGAGATAGCATACATTCTCAACACGATAGAGGCTTGGATTAATGCACTAAGAAGGGCGACTCACAGACCCGATGTGTCTTTCGGAGCATTGAAGTTTGCTCTTTCCGAGAGTCCCACCAATCAACGACTCATTCTCAACCACATTGACTGCACGAAATGGGAAGCACGACTCATGTTCCAAGACGACGCATTCCATTGGAAGGCTCTTGATATGCTCGCTATAATCCACCAGCGAATCGGTGAAGAAGAAGAAGCGAGAAAAATATGGAGAGGGCTCACGACATGGACCGAAATACCGGTTGAAGACCTTGAGAGAATCGGAGTATCATTGAAGGAGAGTTTGTGATGTTGGAACACCCCCAATGGCTCCTATACGCTAACGCTCTCTCCGATGAAGAGTGTGACGATTGGTTGGCATTAGGAAGAACCGTAGATTCTCAAGACGCGACGACATTTGGAGGGCACGGTGAGAGCATACGCAAGACGAAGGTTAGGTGGTTACAAGACATACCCCCCTTTCGTGAAATTCACACCAAATTAAGAGAGATAGTACACGAAGCCAACAAGCACTTCAATGTTAATCTCAGTCACCTCCCCCCCCTCCAATTCACTGAGTATGCAGATGTGGGGCACCACTATGGGGCCCACCAAGACATTGATTGGGCCCGTCAAGACGAGTTTCACAGGAAGTTAAGTATTACTGTGCAGTTAAGCGACTCAGATGATTACACAGGGGGAGATTTCACCTTTGGTCATCACCAAAACCCGTCTGCTGAAATGACCCGACAACGAGGGACCATTCTCGTGTTTCTCTCCTATCAAGAGCATTCTGTTTCACCAATTCTAAGCGGTTCTCGCACTTCAATAGTGGGGTGGTATGAAGGTCCACGATGGCAATAATTTATCAGACAGTAATTCACCCCTGAAATCGTTATGGGCGAATCGCTTAAGGATATACTCATAATGCTCTGTATTTGTGTATTGTTACCAATGACTACCATAGGTCCGGCAATTTCAGTGGGTATAATAAATCCAACAGAATGTTACACAACGGAGGGAGAGATAATAGGGAAGGACATTGAAGGTGGTGCGTTGGTCCTGTATGTGAAATTAGACTACGATTCAGAGGATTTAGGGTATCGTGTTTATGTAACTCCGGAAACCTACGCAGAATATGAGGTGGGGTACACCTTCTCTGAACGGACCTGTGACCTTATCGAATACCAAGAAATCAGAGAGATACTTGAAGACCTGTTATCATGGGGAATAGTGGAGGAAGTATAATGCGTGGCGGAAAAATTGTGTATCAACCACCCGAAAAGTCCTACACCAACATAAACATTGAAGAAACACCCCACGGGTACATGATTTATCGAAAGGGAGCCGACAGACCCTTTACAGTCATTCCACACTCAGCCATGAAGCAAATAATTTACGATAGGGAGGATGAGAGATAATGGAGATACAGGGAGTTGAATTAGAGATATGGCTTGGGTTATTGACGGCAGTTTTGGCGTTTGGTATATGGGCGTTGAGGCGATATCAAGCAGTACAGGCTGATGGCAAAATCACTCTTGACGAGGTGATTGATACCATAGACGAATCCGAAGAATTGATTGACGAAATCGTTAATGAAGTCGAAAAAGTAGTAACTGCTCGGAAATGTAGTATCTGTGGCGAAACGGGGCATGACCGGAGGAAGTGTCCTCAGAATGAGTGATTTAGCCGTAGTGAGTATTAGGCTCGATAGTGTCGAGTCTAAGGTTGATAAGCACGAAGAGATTCTTCAACGGTTGGCGGACCAACACAACGATATGCAGATTGGGATTGCAGAGGTCGCCACGGAGGTTCGCATGACTAATGAGTTATTGGAGAGGTTTATGACTTCACAGCAGAAAATAGTCATGGCGCTAATTGGGCTTGTTGGTGCTGTTGTGGTGGGGGCTAACTATGTCGTTGGGTGAGCCTCGTGCCGAGTGTTGATGACCGATTGTATGATATCGCCCTCCGACTTCATCGTGTGGAAAACCGATTGAAAACAGCAGAATGGTTGGACCTTGACCGTCCGAACCTTGAAAAGACGCTCGATGCCTTGAAGAAACGACAGGAGCGTATGCTATTACTATGGTTCGGTATTTTCATGGCGGTGTTGAAAGATGACCTACTACTGTTCTTCGGCTGATGTTGGAATGCGTCTTGGGCTAAATAGCGCCCAGCGTGATGCGGCCTCCACACGACTTACATCTGCAATTTTGAGAGCCGCTATCGAGATTGACCAAACCTTCCGAGATTACGGCCGCGACACCCCCTCCAAGAGTATAGCAGAAACGACGCTGAACGGCTCCATTTCTGCCGGTGCTACCACGATAACCCTAACCGACGGTTCGGCCTTCAATAGCGCCGCAAATGGTGATATAGACGGTGATTCGTTCGCATGGACGGCGAGAAGTACCAATGACCTCACAGGATGCACCGGAATTAGCGCAGACCACGCTACGGGAGTAACCGTTTCAGAGGGTGAAATGGCTCATATTCTGAGGCAGGTTTGTGCTGATTTAGCAGGGGCGATTTACTATGAGGACGAATCCACCTTTCAAACAGGGGTACCCGTAGGAGGAATGAGAGGAACAATGCTTCGGGAGAAAGGGACTCAACACCTCCTTCGGTTAGCCCATCTTGGTTCGGTTGATTGAGGGATTCTATGGTCAAATGGATTTATGCTAAGCGCCCCCGGGAAGTACCAACCCCGAAAAAGGCGTCCACTACTCCCACAATTTCATTTCTTACCTATCCCGATATGGGAAAAACAGTCGAGTTTATGGCTAAGGAATTGGGCGATGAAGTGGTTAAAATAATTCAGCGTGTATTCATGGAAGAAGGAGAGGCCGAGAAGAAGCGCACTCAGGCCCGTTTGATGACTGCCTCCAATTATGCAGACGACATTTATCAGCGGGTCAAGGATAATGTGCATTATGCGATTTTTGAGGGTGCAGATAGTGGGGGGCGTAGTGGCGCAGACACTTTCACCCTCCGTTTTGGGTATGGAGAGGACTTTGAGGGATTCATGTCTGAATCTCGTGACCCGGGAGAGAATATCGCCAAAATATTCCATCTTGGTAAAAATAAAGCGAGGGAGAGTAAGGCCCTCAAAGCCGATATGTTCGTAAAGGGACAGGCAGGAGCCACGCACTACTTCGGAAATCAGTGGTCCCCCGGGTTCTCATTCAAGAGCGCACGAAACATTAAACTCAAGGCTGGCTTCGTCAGTCCGGAGATGCCAGCGAGGCCACGCTTCTTGGAGAGAGCGATGTCTAATTTGGAGGAACGGATTGGACCCCGAATCCGTAACGAAATCAAGATTGCCTACACAGACACGATTGGGCCCGTGATTGAGCCACAGGGAGGCATGAAGGAGGTGTCGCCGTAATGGGAATAGCAACCACGACGCAGTATTGGTCCTCACGCATGAATGGGACCGACCCAACAGACCTACCGGGCTCATTCAATGCAGATTTCACCCTCACAGGGAGCGCGGGGTCCGCAAGTGGCGACTATTGGCTGATTGATAACACCGCTCGATATTACATCACCCCCGATGCGTCAGATAATGACTATACGATGGTAACTTCCTTCACTTTCTCAGATGGCGCCGATGTTCCGACTGCTGGCACCACGCTAATGAGCCTCGACAACGGAACATACCATGTCGAAGTCCAATCGAAGGGTACCAATACACAATTAGACCTCGTGGGCGCAACAACAGTCACAACACATGATTTAGACCTCAATGTGGACGACGATTTCGCCGTCCCTATTGTTCTTAGGCTTACTTTGAGTGCAACCGGCACTGCCAACCTGTATATGCGTGAATTGATAGAGGACGATGACGGAAATCAACACTACCTCTCCGTTACAGGGGCGAGCAGTGCCTCCAAAAAGATAGAATGGGGCAACGCTACCGGTACAGTCACTTGGGGGTCGGTCTATTACAGCAAATTCGGTGCCTTTTCGCCCACAGAATTGATGACTTCGGGCTTTGCACAGGATGTTCTGTCGAGGATGGGGCTTTCTATCGTGGAAAATCTAAGGAATAGCAAGCGACTCTATTTGAAAACCCAAGTCGTAGATTCATCCATCATCTACGGTTACGATTTGTCGTCTGATATGCTGAATCGAATCAATCCACCCACCATTCATGTTCTCATGGAAGGTTTGCGGTCCCCCACTTTTGAGGCATTAGCAGGAGCGAAGATTAGGCAGGATTATGATGTGATGATATTTATAACCACACGCGGTACGAATTATGAGAGTGCGTATAGGGATTGTTTGAATATCACAGGTGAAGTTTTCGATGAATTGTACACGACTACGGGACTATTGGGGACCACAGATAGTCTTATCTCGTATGAAGCCGAATTGGATGTGAAATTAGATGCGGGCGATACAGTTTGTACCCACAGATTGAGAATGGCGTATGAAAGGCTCATTGATATGCGACACAGATGAGCCTTGAGATAACCTTTAAGTGTCGCACGGTATGTGGGGAAACCATTAGGAGCGGTAGGAATGGCTGATGACTTCTTGAATCGTTATGTCGGAATTGTAAAAGAGGGTACTTACGGGACCGACCCCGGAAGCGGCTACATCTACGGGGAGGTTGATGATGAGTCTCTTCAACACCGCTTCGACCTCTTGGTCAGAGAGGATATTAGTCGTCCGATTTCCTCTAAAGCCGTCACAGGCAAGGAGTATTCTGAGGGCGATATCAATATGGCCGTCCAAATTGACGATTTCATAGGTAATCTGTTCTATGCGTTTTTCCCCGACGATACTCAAAGCACAAGTGGCGACTATGAGATTCATACTTTGGAAGAGCCTACCTCCACCTCTGATGAATGGCCTTCATGGACTATTCAAGTCGGACGCGAATCCAAAATGCACACATACACAGGAATGACCGCCGACAGCCTCAATATCAGTGCGAATCTTGGAGAATATGTGATGCTCTCAGTCGGATTTATGGGGAAGGCCGAGGGTTCAACCGCCGCTCTTGTTACACCTACATTTGATGGTGACGCACTTAACTCACTCTACTTTTCAGAGGCCACTGTTTATTTCGCTGGTGGTTCTGCCGCCGCGACTGTGAAGTCTATCTCTGTGGATATCACCCTTAATAGGGATATGGATAACTCCTACGCTCTTGGAAGTAGTTCCTGTGTGAGAATGCCTCCTGCACAGCGAAGAGAAATTACAGGGTCTATTGAATTTAACGAGGTCATATACACGGCCGATGATGGGGAGCCTACATACGAGGAATTAATTGCGGCTGATGGTGACGATTCAAACCCTGCTAGCACTACGGCGGCAATTGGTCTATTATTCTCGGACCAAACAGATGCGGCTACCTATCTTAATATAGACCTATTTCATGTCTTCTTTGGGGCCCCCACCGCGAATGTAAGTGGTCGGGACACAAATACCATGACTTGTGATTTCACCGCACTATACGATGCTCAAGCCTCCGGTGCAGACAAGGCTATGCAAGTGGTTCTCAAAGGCAAGGAATTATCCGCCACTGCATATAACGCATGAGGTTAGAGTATGGGACACACAATAGTTAACCCCGCCAAGTTAACAGTCACAGAAATTTCTACCGACTTAGCAGGGATGGATGCGGCAGTACAAACCTCACTCCGTACACTTCTCGCAGGCGATATCATCATAGAGATTAAGTACGAGCGACAGAAGGATTCAAACGACATAGTAGTCAACATCATTTGGGAAGACCAATGAAGCGAGTGATTAAATGAGTGAAACCTACGAAGACGAGCATGGGTTATGGGAAATCCGCCAAATGGGCGGTCGCACCGTTACGGTGTTAATTGAGGCTAAGGAAAAGCCCGTCCCACAGAAGAAGAGAGCGAAGAAGGGGGCCAAGAAGAGTGCCGGTAAGAAAAGCAGAGATTGAATTAGACGATGGCTCAAAGGTTCTTGTTCGGCAGGCGTCCGGACGGGAGAAAATCGCTATCGAAACCCGACAGGCCCGAGTATTTCGTGCATTTCGACATTATGGGGACCCGATGGAATGGAGCGTCGAGCAGAATGAGGAATTCGCCGCCGCAGTGGACGAAGCGGGCGCGGGCATTGATGCACAAGTCGGAGCGTGGCTTCCCGTTTGTGTTCTAACGGAGAATTTCGACATAGATACTTTGACGAGTCTTGAAATGTACGAAATCTTAAGATTCATTCGTGGAGATGAAGATGAGGAAGGTGCCGTCCCTTTGGAACCTTCTTCCGAGTAGCACCATCGCTCTGTATGTCGTTCAAAGGGACGACGCCGGCTGATTTTTACGAGCGGTATAACTGTGAAGGAGGTCAGTGGGCCTTAGAGATGGACCTGTTGGTGGCTTCCGAAATAGCAGAGCGAGTAAGTGAGCAGACCGATAAAGTCACGCAAGCAGATAGGGGAAAGGGGGCTGTGGCTCGTAAAAATCAGCGACGAGAGCATCGCAAACAATTATCAGACAATGAGTCCTTGTTCGGGGCATTGAGAGATAGCGGGGTACCCATCCGAGGTACCAAGAGTGGAGAGAATATGAATGATTGAAATTTTTCTACTAAATTTCACTCCCTTAATTCTGTTATCCTGTGCGGTAGCCATGATTGTGCTACGGGCTGGCGCCTCAATGGTCTTCTTCGACATTGTGGGGACTTTCCAAGCAGGGCGTCTGATTAAGGATGCAGGCGCCGCTATGACTGCCTTTGAAGGGCTTATGCTTGATGGGCTCAGTAATATTGAAGATGCAGTAATGGAGGTTTTCAAACCTCTCGATGATTTGCGAAACGCTACAATGCCGATTGCGGAGGATGTCGAGTTAGCACGAATTGAATTTGAGAAGTTCGTGAGGGAAACTAATCAAGCGGCGTTGGGACAGGAAATAACAGAGATAGGAAATGCCTTTGGTTATACAGCAGAGCAATCCTATCAAGCGGGCGCCCGCATGGCACAGTTAGCATCGGTGATGGGAGAAGCGGCCCTACCAGCCGCCGTGAAAACGAGCCTTGCCTTCGGGCTTATCGGTGAAATGGAGGCTCGTGAAGCGCAGGAAAAGATGATTTCCTTAATGCAACAGACCCAATTCGTTTTCCAAGATGTGACCCGAGAGGAATACGCCTTGATGAGCGCACAACAACAACGCATTCATGTTACGAAGGAAATGTCGAATACAATCAACGCTCTCAACAGCATAGAGGATAACAGCGCCGCGATTATGCCTCAAATAGTATCAGCCATGAATGAATTCGCTGGGGCCGCTACTCTTGCTGGGGACTCAATTGAATTCATGGCCGCCATGTCTGCCATGCTAATTGAAAGAGGGGTAACTGCACAGAAGGCAGGAACCTCTCTAAGAATGGCCTATGCTAGATTGGGTGCCAATATTAATGGGGCCGCAGATGCCGTCCAAGCATACGGAGTACAGGTCAAAGATTCAGAGGGGAATATGCGTGGGTTGGAAACCATTCTCAATGAGTTAGCCCCTGTGTATGCTCAATTGGAGCAAGGGCAAAGGATGGCACTTGCACAGGCTATCGCCGGAAACAGGCATTACGCCCGCTTCGTCTTCCTCATGGAAGACCTAACACGAGTCAATCAGTTGGCGATGGAAGGTTACATCCAATCGAAACCGGTGATGGATGAAGCAGGAAACGCCATTGAATATCTTGCAGACCGTTTGGAAACTCAACACCACCAATTGAAGGTTGCGAGAGCAGAATTGGATAAGTGGCAGGGCGCTTTGGGTGAGGGTTTCATACCTGCTACCACATTAGCAACACAGCGCCAAGCGGATTTCTACCGTGAATTTGTTCTAACTACAAGGGCTCTAACTGAGCAATACCCCATATTGGGACAGGTTGCTGGTCGCCTCATGGCTATGCAACAGGTCGCAGAGAAGATGTATGCGCCGTTCTTGGCCGCTCTACTCAACATCAAGCAGTTACAGGTTGCTCTGATGACCTTCCATGCTATTCAGAGAGCAGTGGCGGGTCAGCGTATCGCATACTTCGATAATGAGTCGAGAGGGTACGGGATGATGAATACGGGTCAATATTCACTCAATAGGCTCATAGGGATATACAATCAAGGGCTGTTCTCCACGCTGGAATTGAAGCACGAGGCAATTCGTGTAGAGCAATTACTCGCCCAGCAAAGTGCAAAAACCCACCTCGCAAATTGGATGGCTTTGAAGGCGCAAAGAGATATCGCTATCGTATTGTTACGGATAGGAAATGCGGATGCCTTACAGGCTCAAGATATCGTATTCATGGAGCAGGAGAGGGTTAAACTCATGGCGAAAAGGGCCGCATTCGCCATAGCACACGCCGCCGCCATGAAAATGAAGGACCCTGCAACGAGAGCCCGAGAACTCAACCGATTATCCAGCGTAAAATACAGATTGAACATAGAGGAAGCCGAATTTAACAAACTTACGGAGAAGAGCCTCCCCCTCATTGATGCAAGAATGCAGAAAATAGACGCCCTCTATCAGGTAGAGGCTAAGAGGATGAAAACCCTCATTGGTACAGACAGCGTTATTCGACAATCGAAGGGCGCTCTGCATCTCTATGATGAGTCTATGGATAGTGCCAATCAATCAACAGGTGAAATGAATTGGCAATTGTCTAACCTTCAAATCAATTTGATGCAAGCCAGCATGGGTGCGATGGCCGCAACGGGGTTCATTTCCCTATTCGGAGATATGCTATTTAAGTCTGCTGATGGAGGAAGGGCCGCGCGTATTCAGATGATAGCGATGGCACTTTCCGGTGCAATTATGATGGTTCAGATGGGACAAGCGATGACTTCTATGGGGGGTGCCGCAATCCAAGCAGGGAACCTTGCCAAAGCCAACAATGCGGCCGCGGTTAGTTTCAACAATATGGCGGCGGCGGCGGGCTCCGCGAAGGTCGCGCTTGATGGTGTAGAAACGACAGTGGCAAGCACAATTACGGGGGTCCTAAAGTGGATGGTTTATATCACTGTTATTTCATACCTTCTTGAGAAAATTGGAAGTGTCCTCGGTCTTTGGAGGAAGGAAACAGATTTAGTAGGGGATTACGACTACGATTGGTTCAATAGACAGTCACAAGCGAATTACTTCGACACTTCTTCTATAACAGATTTTGCTAGCGCACTGTCGGATGCAGAGGATGAAATGTACTCATTCGGTAATGCTCGTGAGGAATTGTTCTTTGGGTTCAAGGCTGGTAATGTTTCGGGTGCATTAATCAAGCAGATAGAGCAGAGAGGCATTGAGAATTTCGTGGCGAATACTGAGGTAATTCAGACCAACAATTTCAACGGTCTAACGACAGACCAAGTAGCGAATGTGATTTTGGATGCTATCGAAGAAGAAGGGAGAGCAAGAGGGATAGTGTTCTGAATGGTTCGCACGGTGGAAAGTAAGTACGGGTTTTGGCTCGCGGGATATTACGACGACTTCTCGGGAGCGAGAAGCATACCCAGCGACACGAATGAGCCTTCGGCCACAGACGCATTCGTACACACAAAATCCCACTATGGAAATCCTATGAATGGGGAGGCAACCCTCAGTCCCCGTTACCGTTGGTCCTATGTCGAACGGGCTAAGGCCAATAATTACGATTCCACACTGACGGGAACAGGAGATGTAACACAGAGATTATCCAACACGGGTTCATTCAATTGGCTCGGTTGCGATGTGATAAGGCAGAGTCCGAGCAATTGGGAGGGAAAGGCGCAGTTACAGTACCCCGACGGACACATCGGGAATAAATATCGCTACAACAACGCCGCAGGGGCCTCATATCTCCTTCTCGTGAACGGACACGATACTCTCGGTCGTTACATCATTCCCCTCGGTGAAAATGATGCAACATTTGGACGCACACTTAACAAAAACTACACAGTTACGAATTACGAGAATAAAAACGCTGGTGGAAAGGATGTTACACAGGCCGGGGACTTCATTCAGAGGGCCCATTTGGCCGGAGTATGGCTGGGGGAAATGACTGAGTTTGACCACAAGGACGGAGGCACAATAGAGAGTCCCCGTGTGGTTTTTCAGCCCGTTCGCTCTCCCTCGGGCAAACCCATTCTCTGTATTCAGTCTTTCCATAATGACCCCACCGCCCACGGTACAAAATCTGCGGTGATTTATGATGGTTCAATAAATTCGGTCAAGGACGGTGATATTTTCACCGTGCGTTTTGCGATTCGCTCATTCAACGGTAGAGCGTCCTCAGATAATGGCAAGGTCCCCCCTATCATCAAACTCAGTGTTGGATATGATTCTACACCCACCGGCAATCTTGATAATGGACTGACCGGTACACCCGAAATCGTGTGGTCAATGAATTTCGACACGGGAAATGGTTTGAAGGGTACTACCTATGATTACTACGGAGCCCTGTATGATAATAGCACGAGTGCTTCCTCCTACACCAAGTATGATGCGTGGATTGACCTTGACTTCGTGATAGACTACACCACCGGGAAATTCAAGGTTTATCACGACGGGACCGAGATTACCACCACCAACGACTCTGCGGGTACTTACAGCACCGGGTATAGCATGGCCGGGGGACCGGGCGTAGTGGCAGAAGATATGTACGGTTGGGATATGCAGGCATATCCCGTAACGGATATGGAATATGGTCATAGGTATGATTATGCCTCTATGACCTTGATGATGGATAGAGCGGCACTGTATCGTCCTCTTACAGACCATCCAGCAGGTGATGACCTTCCTCAAGTGAGCGATATGAGGATGAAAAGCCCTGTGAATGGTTTTTCAAATATCACACTCGGTCTTACTGATGACCCTTCTTTGACCGGTGATAAAATCGGAGAGAATGTTTCCGATTACACCACTCAATTAACCACTCTCTTCTCAGATAATTCAATCAGGGATTGGCTTCTTCTCATGTTCACGAACCCCACCGGAGGATATAGAGAAACGACGAACAGAATTGATAGGCCCACATGGAAGGGAGTCTGTACAAGGATGAATATTATTCAAAATCTGAGAAGTAGAAAATTATTAATCAAAGCAGAAGATTTGATGTCCCTATTGGATAGACAGGTCCCTCTTTGGGAGATTGGTCAAAAGGGACTGAATACCTCTGAATCAAATACTCCCTATTGGCTCTTTGATGCTCAAGGATTCAACACTCTCATGTACACAGGAGCATCCCCCCTCCTTAATCTAAAACCCACCGTTGGTTTCGATATTGACGATGACTACTTGGAGAGGATAGACCAGCGGACCCAATTGAATGCAGGAAATCCAATTCAGATGTACAATAACGAAAACAGCGAATATGGACCTAACTCCATCGAGAAGCAGTATGAGGGTGTGGGTATAATCGGTTTCGGACAAGAGGACACCACCATTGATTCAGTTACGGCCATTTATTCGTATGTTGACTTGAGAGGAAATCCGGGTTTCACGACTTCTTCGGTAGTCAGCATTCTAAATTCTGAAACTGCGGGAGGGGTGGCTGTATCTGCGAATAATATCGTGGATAAGAGCCCCGTTCAAGTCACGACCCTTTCCAATGGAAATCAGAGGCTACATTTCGCAATAGCCGACCTTCCATTCACACCGGATAGTGCGAGTACAATTGCATACGCTGGCAAATACACGAATTTGCGCTTGGTATTTTCAGATTTTAGCGGAAGGGAGGGTGGTGATATTATCACGGGAATAACTAGCGACAACCTTCATTACTTCTACGGACGAAGTTTCAACAATTTGCGCTTGGTACATCCCAATATTAATGACCCCACCGATGAAAGTCACTACACATTTTGGTTCGATGGCGACCCGGGGTTATTCCCGGGTGATTCCTTCACAGTCCCGGCCGAGAGTACCGCCGATGGAGATTCTTACCCCACAATTGCGGGAACGCATACCTGCATATCAATTGAAAAGGTCTTGAATTACCATGAGGGATTCGGTAGGTACGATTACGAAGACGATACCCCCTACATGAGCGGGGGGGACCCCCTCTACTATTGGATTGTAACGACAGATACCCCCTATCATATCAATGCTGAAAGCACTTTGGGACCGCAGAGTCAAGGTGGGTCTGTGGCAGAAGGCTCTTTTGAAATTTCGGTGATTGATTCTTCCAATTTCAGAAGTGGGTCTTATTTCGGAGAAATATGGGTTCAGACAGCGAGTATCAATGGGACCCCAATCATCTACAAGGAGTTAGACGATGATTTGGGAGGTACACAAAACTTGTCCGGCGTTTTATCCTATGCTGAATTGAATGATGGTCTTATTCCCATTCCTCCAAACAACACCTCGTTCTGCCACGGGCTCGCACAGACTATTTCAGCCTACGATTTAGACGATGTGGTGGTTAAACAGGGAACAGAGATTGGTCTTTATTGGGACAAGGATGCTCGTTATATGGAACAATGGTGGGTTGACCATCCCCCCGGCATATACTCGGGCCTGCATGGCTGTAACACTGCATTATTGAAGGGAGATGCACAAGTCTATGTGAGTACGGCCCGCGGGCAAATGATTCCTATTCCCACGGCCGCCGATAAAAACATAGGAAGCAAGGCGGTTCATGCCCGATGGATGAGGGACCTCCCTCTATCTCTATGGTTCAGGTATCACTTCGGAAATATCAGAAAAACGCCACTTGTTTCCTACAAGTTAACCAGCCCTCAGAATATTTATTCGGTGGATGAAGTTATTGAGGTGAATGCTGGCGTATATTCGGCATTAGCAACAGTGTACAGTGGATTGGGAGAAATCGTGGATGCGAACGGTTCAGCAGATACCTTCATTTGGAGAGGAAGGGTGTCTTCCGGTGGAAGTTACTACCTCATCGGGTGTGAATATATCAGCAAGAGCCATCTTGGAACAGCCATTGAAAATATCTATCCCAAAATCAATATCTTGGACTTGGGACCGAGTTATAAGCATCTGTGGTTACTGTGGTCCGATATGAGGAACAACGGTAGAGCAGACGCGGCGGGAGGATTCAGGAAAGAGAAATTCGGACTGATGTACCCCACCGCAGAAAACTATGATGTTGGACTATGGTACACCGACCAAGACGAAAACATGGATGGTATCATGGATAAATTTACCGACCTAAAACTTGGAGAAGACTATGAAATGTGGGACATAGACGCGACTAACGACCCCTCAACCGATGGAGCATGGTCGAAACCCGCGGACTACTCCCTCGGTGCGCTTGTAACTTCGGTGTCTGATAATGGCTCAGGTAAAATGCGACTGAATGGTTTTGACTCTACAACAAATTTTACAGTCGAGAGTTACGCTCACATTTATAATTCTGTTGCCATAAATGGGATGTATGAAGTAACTGCCATCAATGGGGCCTACTTGGATATAGACACGGCCTATGTAGCCGATAGTGGAAACACGGGTGGAATTCATGTAGCACCGGCTGGTGGAACAGAGATTGATTATATTAGAACGGATTCCTCCGTCTATCGAAATTGGGAAGACAAGGGAGGGTCCTTCCTCGTAATTGACTCTGCGAAATTTTTCAATCTGAATACCACGATAAATAATGGCAAGAGCGGGCAAACTGCTGGCGGCGCCACGGACCTTGAGGATTATATCGCCACAATTGCTGGGGACCCCGTGTTGATAGATGCCTATTGGAGGGAGGCCGTGGCTTCATATTTCAATGTGGGTCCACCCTACAATGCACACCCCCACGAATCATCGTTGGTGACTGATTATACCATCCTAGAAGATGATGTGCCAAGAGGAAGGGATTATCTCTTACCAACCGACATTTCTATCTTTGATACCACGGGTTATGCACGAGTCACGGGAATTAAGGAGGCTGAGGCTGGTAATACCAATCCAACACTCTCTGAATATTTCGCATTATGGAGAGGGAAGAACGCAACAGAAAGGACCGGTACTCTGACGGCGCGTAGTTATGACGCGAGCGGGGTAGTCACTCTCCACGACACCAGCGCCACTTTTGAAACCGATGGAGTCAAGGCTGGAATGTACATTAAGAATGATACAAACCCCATTTCTGCATCGGCTCTCAATGTGCAAGGTGCAGAGTATTATTGGAGGATTAGGTCTGTGGAGTCTGAAACCGAAATCACTGTTAATTTGATGGGGTACATCTTCGATGGGGCCATTCTAACAATGCGACAAATCGCGGAAGCAAATCTCTATGGGGACTCATGGGGACTTCAATCCGTCAAGTTTATCCCCACTGTGTATCGCTTGTGGGAAATTGCTGACGACTACACAATTCCGATACAGTTATATGGGGTCTTTGGGACTAGCACCACGAATATTAGTGGTTCGGCTTCCAATACCCCCGTAGTAAATCAGAGAAAACTGAATAGAGCCATGCACAGTGCGGGCGACCGCTTTCAATATTTCAACGGTGAATTACTACAAGGGGCCTATGATACTATTCAGATATCGAATAGCATCTCCCCCTCATATATTCTCAGATTAATGATGCACTTAGAGGGTTTCACACGCAACGAAAATAGCGGTACATTTTTCGATAGTGATAAATTCAGGGCAATTTGGAACGCTGGTATCATGGAAACATGGCTACCGAAAACTCGCCTTTCATGTATGTTCGATATCAATAATATTCCAAACACGAGAACCATGACCACTTACAACACTACTTCAACCAACGATTCCTACGGCTCAGTGTTTGATACACGCACGAAGACCATTTGGGCGAGCATTCAAGGAATTCAACAAGCGTCAGGGATAGGGACCACGAATGGGTACACCACTAACTTCTCTTATCTGATGGGACGAGATGGGAGAATGGAATATCGTCCAAAGTACAATAGCGGACATGACCTTTCTCGTGATAATCTGATAATCAGCGACTTGAAGACCGATGTTACCGACAGGATTACCCATGTTCGTGTGTATTACCGTAACGGACAGGCGTTTGTTGACTATCCCGACCCTGATATTACTGATGCTACACGATGGAAAGTTATAGAATTGGATAATATTTTCTCTGATGAAGAGGCCCTTGCCATAGGGAAAAAGGAGTACAATTCTCTGAAAAACTCTCGGCTCTCTATCACAGCAGACCCTATCAAAGATATCACCACCGAAGACAAGATGCTATCGCACGGTAAATTTGGTTACATAGCAGACCCACAACGCGCCATGCAAGGCTATGATGATGATACCAACCAAGCGAAATATTGGAGTATTCTCGGTACGGGAGGTGTTTTATTCCCCGGCATGACTAATGCGATGGATGGGAATATGTACACTGCTACAACCGGTGCTGACGGGAACCCCGACATATACGATAGGTGGGGACAAAGTGCCTCGATAGATTCAGTCTCAGTGAGTATTGATTGGGACGAGAATTACTTTTGGTACGGCTCAAATAGCGTCAATTACGCAGTCCAATTAGTTCATGTTCCCGCCAAGTGTCCTGTCGTGAGTGATACATCGGGCGAGGAATTGAGGGTAGGGATATGGTTGAAGACAGGACAGACAGGGACCGACATAGACAACGCAGAATTCACCATTGGATTCCTTGACTATTCGTACATCACTACTTCATCCGCTAAAGGGGGAGGGGCACCCACCCTTGATGTTGATAGCCTAGAAGGGTTTGCGACTAAGTATGTGAAGGACAGTGGATTCTATGAAATTGATGTGCCCGCCTCCTATTCATCCACCCTAAATTCGGCAGGTGCCACCTTCGTTATCTCTTTCAACGCAGAATATTGCAGGGCGTTATTGCGTCATAGATGTGGGAACCCGGCTGGTGCCTCTATTCTCCTTAACGCTCACGATATTTCCGGTGGGTCCATCATTGGGAGTTACAATACGGACAGCATCTTTCCTTTGGGAATCCGAGTCTATGAAGAAATGTCTTCCTATGCAGACGATAGGACAGAATGGTATGCCCCAAGAGTCTATGTGACCGATGACTATTCTTACATCCCGGGAACCTATGTGAAATACACAGACGCGGGACTCAATCTCTCAAATGAAACTATGGTAATTCAGCAGGTGGATTGGTCGGTGAATGATAGGACAACCGAAAATGTAACACTGAAAATGGAGCGCGACGAATCGTTAGGAGCAGGGGGCATCATTTCCTATCTCTTTCCGACTATCAGTGTTGGAAGACAAGGACCGACAATCTACGGAGGGGCGAGTGGGGGAGGTTCTGCATCCAATATTCTTAACGGGTGGGAGGACAGTCAAGACCAGCAAATACCCTATCAACCGACCTCTGCCTATGGCTTCGGTATCTTCGGTGAAGACCCATCACCACAAATACCGGAGGGTGGAAACAGTCAACCCGGACGACACGGGGGAGGGACAAACATGAGTCCTTCTTTTACCAGCAACAGGATTTCGGGCTCCTTTATGAATCGGGTGAAAGAGAAAATGGCGCTCAATGATATGACTATCGAGGGGGGATTCAGCATTTTGGGACAGAAAAAGCCGAAACTATCTCCCTCTCTGATGCGTGGAGCCTCCGCATCTTCCAATGTGGATATTCGACCCTCCGGTGGGGCGGCGTTCTCTGCTGGGAACGGCTTGGTATTGCCCGTTGGTGGAACCACCGGGGAGGGCTTTACAGACACAAGCGCCGTGGTGTCTTCTCTCTCGGGCAGAATCACTATGCCGAAGGATATTACCACCAGCGAAATATCCCTATCTTCCACCGTATCAATGACCGGCTCTGCTCATAGTGGGGCGGCTGTTATCCGAGTGAGGGCAACCTGTCTGAACAACAACGAATCAGTCACGGGATTCTGCCCGATAAATGGCTCCCTCTCCCGTGCCTTAACCGAAATACTCCCCCTCAGTAATCTTGAGGGTGTGGAAACCCCCGGGAACATTATTCAGATTGATATTTTCAGAGAGGCTGGCTTTGGTGGGGACACCTCTCCAAACGCCATCGTCATTAGTGATGTATCAGTCAATCTCCGACGCGGTGCCATAGCGGCCCCCGCACCATCCGATAGTTTCAAGCCTCAGACTTCGTAGAGATTACGGAGTGCGAGGATTTCCCTTGCTCGCTTCCTCCCTATGCCATTAATCTCCATCAGAGATTTTTGCGTGGTTCTTTGAGCGAGAATCTTTGGGATGCTACCGAATTTCTCTAAGAGGGCTTTGGCAGTCTTTGGGCTTATTCCTTGAAGGCTGGAAAGGACAGCCACCCGTGGGTCCAATGCGCCCATCGGTATTATGCTCGCAGTTTTTTCACTCTCTTTGGCGGCTCCCACTATGTACATCTGCGTGTGATTTGTTACGAGCCAATCAACGAATTCATCCATTGATTTCACCTCCATGTACCGTATTTTCGGGAACCGGTGGTAAAAGGTGTGTTTGAAATGCCGGATAACAGACTCCATGCGTTCGCGCTCTCGTGCTATCGCTTGGGGGTCATGTCTTCCTCTGATGTATGGCTTGAGAACGGTCCCATACACTACCAGCATTGGATTAGCGAAACTCTCTTGAAGGTCAACCAATTGGGAAATGACGGTGCGCGTTCTGCCGAACCCCATGATGGAACGGTAAAGGTCGTTGATTTCTTTTGCCTCTACTCCACAATCTCCGATAATGTAATCGCCCACTGTTAATCGCTTGACCGTAGCGTTTTCATCGAGCCTTCTCTTGACCCGTTCGATGACTTTATTGTTCTCTCTGTCGTCAATGACGAGCATAGAGAAGCCTTACTGAGAGGCTATTTGAAGCGTATCATCCACAGAATCCGTCACCACAACAGCCTGAAATCTTCTGCTGGCAGATAACGCAGGTAATGGACCCGTGCAGGTCCATGTACCCCTTGAGGCTTCCACAGAAGGGACAGGGTGATGGCACCATCAATTCATCCCCCCACAATACCAACAAGAGCCGTCGCAGTACCCTCTCGATATGTACCAATGGGGGGACGGAGCATGGTCATAATTATTGACGATATGCCGGACTTGTTGAAAGGTTATCGCTGGAACATAATCACGCCAGCCAAGCGTCGATATGTACCCAGCAATTTGCTCAGTGATTTGGTCCCGATTCTCCCTGCTAACAGAATCGAGTGGAGAAAACAACCGGAGATGTTCAGAGAGATGTTGCACGAGAGCCACACGAATTTCGTGACGGGGGTTGCCCGCTTTCGCGGCCCGCTCAAGACAAGAAGGGAGAGGAACGCTTAGGGCCTCCCCGACTTGGAAGTCCTTAACCGGGGAAAAGACGCGCCGTTCCACGGCTGGGTTGTCTGCTATCCACCTCACAATGTTCAAGCCACCTCGGACATTTTCACCTCTGAATGGGTCACGGTACAGTAGAGTTTTGGAGGGTACTCGTGGAATTTTATAACCCACAAAATCAGACATGAATGCTTCAACATCTATGTTCACAGCCCATCGTCCCCGGGTCGGATTGAAGGTGTCGGGAATCCTTGTTAATTTCTGAGGGTGTCCCACGCCGTCGAGGGTTGGAAGGCCACGCGCCATCCTTCTCTGATAGCGGTCTATGTGCCTTGCTATTGCCAATCCCATGACTGCCTCGTTGAATAATTCATGCACATGAAATCCTCTTCCCGTGGCTACTACTCTAATATCTCCACTTAGGCGAGAAATCAGTGTGTGAACATCACTTCGTACTGCATCCATTCCCTTATTTTCGGTGGTGTCGAAATCCCACCACGCACGGTCAATTACTACCGATGCCGGGTCCGTCTTCCATGACCTCTCGGGGTGCATTCTGTTAAAGCAGTAGAGAGAGGTATAACATGACGCCTTCCCATTGAGAGTGTGAATATATGAGTCAAAATCTTCGCGGCTGTTACACAATTGACGACGCAAGCCTATTTCACGGGGGAAGCCAAGCAGAGTCATAGTATCACTCTTCCTGCTGATGTCCGCAGACCCTACACTTGGATATAGTAATTTTGGTGGGTAAATTTTTAAGTTTAATTTCTGAGGGCGTCATAGAGCCATCATCATCACATTCCGGACAGTTTGCCATAATATCACTCTATCTGTTGGTGTCCGCAGACCCTACACTTGGCTATAGTAATTTCCTCATTGACGCCGCCCTCTTGTCCCGTCACTCTTCTCATCCTCTCGTAATTGTACCAATCATCACATCCACACTCAGTACAAATCACCACTTTCATTGAAACATCTCCGGTCCTAATCCTGTTAATTCGGCTTCACATGACGAGCAAAAATCACACCAAACGGGGCAGAAATACTCGTTCCAATTCATCACCCACTCTTCGGAAATTAGTGAGGCGATAGTGGCTGATAAGACTTTCTCCAAAGCATTGATAGACCGCACCGATACTCGCTCTAATATTGCCAAACCCGAATCTTCTCCGAGCCAAACCTGCTTCCCCTTCTTGGTACCCTCTAACAACAATTTATCAGTGGTACCGGAAGAGTCAATCTCAAAATCAGGGGTGATGTACAGAAAGTGGGTAACTTCATCATATCCCAATTTCGATAGCATCCGTAGATAGAAAGCCAATTCCCTGCGAGTACGGCTCAGTTTTCCCATGTTCATGTTCCCCGTCTTCAATTCCACGAGTATTAATCCACCATCAGGATGACGCAAAATCCCGTCCATCATTCCAACCCACACTATTTCGACCGTAACATCTGAAAGAGGCAGGTATTCGTGAACCTCGTGTTTGACCTCAGATTCGACCACATTGAGCCCCCCGAAGTGGTCTGCGATTTGATGTATCAACGATAGTAGAGCGACAATAGAGGGGTCGGCCTCAACCCCCTCTTCCTTCGCAACCTCCATGATAACTTCGGGACCTCTCAACAAGCCTGCCGATTGTACTTCGTGAATGGCACTACCACGGAGCATAGCCTCTGAGGGAGGGGGACTTGGAATACCACTTACATATCTCCACCAAAATTGGCGGGGACACAATAACATGGTCATAAACGAGGATTTGCTGACTCTCAAAATCCCTTCTCCCGGGATGTATGAGGATTTCGCTGACTGTTCTTCACTCGCTTTCATCAGTACCACCCTCAGTAGAGGGGGTGAACGAACGCGGCATGGCCTTTCGCACTTTGTCCCAGCCTCCCATCTCGGCGATGTCTTCCGCTCCGATTAGATGCTTGGCAATTACTCTCCCCCGAAGGAGCCCGTGGTCCATCCCTTCCTTCTCCCGAGAAAAGGAGGCATACCACCACACTTCGGAGGGGTCGTGAAGTCCCAAAGCGGCAGACAATACTCCGATATCATCATTCACGACAAGCACACGCATACTCTTCTCTACCTCCTGTTGGTTAATCAATCTATTCCTCTTCATTACCGAAGTCCTTTATGGAAGACTGCCCTTCATCGAAGTCAAAACCACACTCCGGACAGGTGTTTTTATGGGGGGGTAGATTTTTGAGTTTGGGGCGCAGGATAGAACCCTCATCGTCACATTCAGGACAGTTTAATTCGTCCACCAAGTCAAGGTCCTGTAACAGAGAGAATAGTATGGTGTTGAGGCGGTTAATTTGGCTCATCAAGTTGCCTATCGCATTCATATTCTGTTGGCGAAAATCCAGCATTTCAGCATACATCTGCCTAACGGCGGGAGGCTCTTCAAACGGGTCCACCATATTATATCCCCTGTGCGCCTGCTTATAACCCTGCCTACAACCAAAATGAGCCACTAACGCCGTTCAAAGCATTCTCGATTGGTTGGAGGGACCACCCCATCATCTCGTAATAGGGAGCGATTTTTTTCACTATAAACCGCTCTGCAAGGATGCGATATCCAATGGTCTGAATCCCGCGAATCTCAGAGGGTTTATCAAAGGCGATGTACTTCCCGTTGTCGTTGATAGTCGAGAGGAAGTAGGACCCCTTTCGATATCCTTTCCCGAGATTTTCGTTGGCCCACGCCGCCCCCGCGTTCGGGCCGGAGAGGACCTTGTACTTGTCGAGGTCCCGCTTCAAGTGTCCCTTGATGCACAGGTCTTCGGCGTCTATGTCGCCATTAACGACAGACTCTACCAAGAGAGATATTTCCTCAGTCACCTCTTCCTCGTCATCTCCCCTTAACACAGATTCAATCACCTTCTTCATCACGCTCTTCATCACCTCGGGCATTCGACTCTGTTTCAATTCTATGCCCTTGATGTAGATATGAGGTTCGGGCCACACCACGGAGGCGGCATAGCGGTTCTTCTCTTTCAACAGCAGACGCTCACACCACTTCTCAAACCGAACCTCAATTGGAGCAAGACGCTCATTGATTTTCTTCACGAGAGCCTGCCCTTCTTCGGGTGAACCAATCCGACAGAAACATGAATCAGTATGCCCGTAGATAACCTCGCACCCCTCGGACTCTGATATCTCCTTCAATAAATTCAGAGTTTGTCTGCTTGTGTAGGTGATGGCGGCGGCTACTGCGGGATGATACAGGGAATACTTGGAATCTCCCGCTACACCGTACATAGAAGCCACCAGCGATTTACAGGCGTACTGCAAGGTGTCCCACCTATCCCTGTTTTCAGCGTCCGTTCTCATCTTCTCCTTGTAGTAGTCACGAAGAGAGGTCATTCGGTCCATCTGTCTAACGAGAAGACCCCTTTCATTTTGAGAAAAACAGGTTCCGTTTCCACAGTCCTTGCCGTTGGGGTCGAGCGTAGTCCAGCAAATGTTATGACGCGCGGCGTTACTATGATACATCGCCTTGATATCAAGAATTCCGATTCCATCATGTACACCCACGATGGGGTCCATTACTTCGGCCCCGTTGTACTCCACCTTATCGAATTGTGCTTTGGTTGGAATTTGGCGGTCGAAATGCTTATCACGCATACAGAGAATGCTGAATAATTTTGTTACAAATGGGGTGGCTCGGAAGTCGCATTGAACGAGGTGTTGTATCGCCAAGAGGTAATCAATCGCATTCACGAGAGCATCAAGACGGGGAAGAAGGTGCGTGTCCTGCAAACAGTAATCAAGATAGAGAGGGAAGTCCGTGTAGTATGTATCGTGACCGTCCTTCAATTCAACCTTACTATCTCCCAAGCAGTGCTTCGACACATCACCGAGGCCATATCCGGCTAATTTTCCGTTCTTCAATTCCCACAGTTTAGAGAAGGCGAGCATGAGGTCAATGCAAAGGCGCCCGACTATTGGTTGGGCCCAATCTCCATACTCATAGCGCAGGCGACGCATGGGGGAAAGATGAGTAGCGTTGAGGCCATTGACCGTGCATCTTTCAATGATGGTTTTCACATCAGCCTGTGTAACATACCAACCGGTGATTATATCAGGGTCCTGCTCCTTCATCTCGGTGATGAAGGAAATCAGCATCTCCTTCTCAGTATCGAAAAATCGGACTGATTGGCCCTTGATGGTGTGCGTTCCCGCCTTGTAGTCCTTATGCACAGCCCACAGATAGTCTTCTTCTGTGTAATTATCGTGGACCGAAATTATCCGCATAGAATTGGTGTCGGGGTGCCACTCGCAATCTATGTACCAAATACGGTGGTCATAATTTCTGATAATGCGTCCTGTGTCCTTGAACCTGTCGCACAAGACCCTATTCACGAAGGGGATATTCGCCTCCCAAGTTTGGCCCGCCTTAGCGATTTGACCCACATGGTACGGTTGACTCGTGATGACCTTTGTTAATCGCTCCCCGTATAATCCGGTATAACCACGCTCAGTCTTCAAGACCCCGTAGTCCTGCTTGTAACCGTACCCATCAAAGAGGGTTTCGCCCTCCGTTTCTTGTACGAAGCAGTAAGGAAAATAACTGCTGATTGATAGCATTTGGCGCTCGCGGTTATCGTCGCGGTATCTCACCATAACTTGTCGGCCACGGCCGCGCTCAACAATCATGCTCTCACGACTTGCCGAATCGGCTCGCCTTGCTGAATCGCCCGCGTGGTCGAGTCGGTATGTCGTGCTTTCGTAGCCAATTGTGAATGCTCATGGCGCTAACGCCGTTCTCATCCCCTATGTCTTGGCAGGAGCGGTGGTTCCCGATGTATTCCGTCACCAAGTAGTCCTTCTTTCGATAGGGAGGGGTTGGAGGCTTCAATCGAATGAGAACATCACAGAGAATGGTGCCTCCATCCTCACTTCTCCACGAGAAGCGGGATTTACCGAAGCGTGGGACTTCTAAATCCAATTTCCAACCCCCGGAAGTCGCATGGATGTCGGGGTCCATCGAAATGTGCTTCGTCCGACTATCACGCATCTACAATCCCCGCTTGGTATATGAAGTCCCGTTCGCCATGAGTTATAAGCATGGCTATACCTTGATTGAAACTGCGGAAGTCCAAGAAATTCAGAGTCAGACTCCCGTTGAGGTGTTGAAGGACATGGTTCAATCCCCCGTTATAAGCGACCTCAAATCCCTCATCAGTGAGGGGGATATCATCACGAAGAACGGTGGTAGTAGTCCCTTTCAGGTCCCCTCCCACAGTGAGGCTCAGAACGCGGCCATTGAGCGTGAAGGTAAAGGCGTTGCTCTTCTGAGAATTCATGTTCACACAACGAACGGCCTCAAACAATTCGACAGCATCCATTTCCGCACTGAGCATGGGGCTTATTTTGGTGCCATCTCGCATGGTGTAAATCGCTGTGCGAGCATCTATTGATGCGGCCCGCTCCATTGAGCGTGTTTCCCATTCCATGAGGCTGTGCGGACTATGAGGGAATGCCTTCGCATTCTCGCTGGCTAAGAGTGTCGTTGATTTGTTGCCGGATTTCAGCCGTAGTTTCCCATCAAAATTGATGTTGAGTAACCCGCCGTGAAATTTCAGCGCCCCTTTGATGCGCTCGATGTCGGGAATGGGTATAGCGCATCCCGTGGGACTGTCTGCATCACAGGAGAAGCGGGATAGAGAAGTCACGCCATCCCTCACGAGCGAAACTATGCTCGCACTTCCTTGACCGTCACCCCGTAGCATACAGGCTATGACTTGTGGATTGGTGGAGCCCGCAACGGTCTGCTTACGCTGAGTCCTCTCCAACAATCTTTGAAGTGCGGCGGTCTGTACTTTCATCTCAATGACTCCAATGGATTGCCGCATTCATCATGTTGATGTGCTTATCCATGATTGCATCTTCCTCACTATCAAAGCACTCGTCTTCTTCTTGAATCCTTCGGAGAGTGAACCACTCCCTCCCCCAATGCCACCACTTCTCGTAGTATCGCTGTAATTGGTCGGTGGTAAAGCCCATGTATGTTGAGAAGATAGAGCCCAAACCGACAATTTGGTCATAGGCCCCATCCCACTTCTCGTTGTATTCCACCCACTCCAACCAATCTTGAAAGTGGAGTTCGTCACCCGTGATGATATCGTGAACGAGTTTTTCAGCGTGTGTTTCTCCTGCTATAACATTGAAAAGAGATGGATATTTCAGATGTTTTTCAGCGTGTGTTCCTTCAAGCCACTCCTTCATAGTGTATCACCCGGAGAAGGAAAGCCTGCATCACACAGGCGGTTGAAGCAGAGGGAACAGTAGTTACCCGTGCCGTCACCGTGGCACCCTTGATAACAATAGTGCCGACGACATCTCGGGGTGTCGCAGACGGGAGAGTCAGCCCTCTTCATTGTCGGGCTCCCCCTCGGTTGTAGCGGGTTCGTCCACAGTGGGCTCGGGCTCCGGCTCGTCTTCGTCCCATGTTAGGAAGGGGAGGCCATTCCATTTAACCTTGCCGTTCTTGATGGATAGAATCGTGTGTGTAGTCCCCAAGTATTCCATGTTGCGTCCCTTCATTTCCTCAATCTCACCCTTAATGGCCCATTCGCCCTCAGCGAGAGATTTGTCGGGCTTCACGCCCGCCGCAGGGTCGGGGTTCCTCATGTAGCGAGTTAGGAATACCTGCTGTGAAAAGAGCCTCATGGTTCCCTTCTCCCACTCGGGGCGCTCTCCTATCGTCATCAGCACCTTCTTTCCCGTGCCGTCATTGACGAATTCCTTGATTTCCTTCAAGTGGAAGGTGAAGAAGACCTTCGGGATAGGCAGACCGTGAATGCGGTTGACTGTATCGCGGAATAACTGATTGCGAATCCTCCACTCGGCTTGGTTGAATTTGTCCCCGTTCGCCGGGTCCACAGGATTTTTACTTCTGTTTTGTAAAACATAGGTCATAGAGTGTTCACACCACTTTAGGAAGGTGGAGCCACCATCAAAGATAATGGCGCCGTACTCATCGGGGTCCTCCTTGACTTTCTGCGCGAGTATGTTGACGAACCAATTGACCTTATCCACAAGGGCGACATAATTCGTGGTGTTATCGTCGTTGAATATGGAATCATCGGTTTCATCATAGATGGGAAGAACCTCAATGTTAGGGGTGTCGGGGAAGACGAAATCCACCGTAGCCTTCGCGCTGTTATCAATGTCGAAGATGATGACCTTCTTCCCTGCCTTAATCGCGCCTTCGCAGAGGGACACAGCGAGTCCGGTCTTGGCCGTGTTCTCGCGTCCAACAAGAGCCATGCGAACATCAACGACTTGAGCGCGAGTGTTCTCAAACAAGTTACGATAGTAAGCACCGTCATAAACGGGTGCAGGGGGCGCCTTTGTAGCAGTGGTTTTACCACCACTCTTTGCTCCCCATCCCTTTTGGGCGGCCGTCGTCACTCGTCCCACCCCTCATCATCAAGCGTTACATCATCACCATTAGCCACAGGGATTACATCGTGAGCGTACCATCCATTTACGGTCAAGCGGATATCGCCCTCGCGGGTACGCCATACCTGTCCGAACAGTAGGACCTTCGTACCGATGGCGAATTCAACCTTGTCCGCATGGACGCCGGACACGAATACCTCCTGTGGGGGAGCGAGTGAAGTGATATCCAAATCACTCACGATTAGGACACAGCCGCCGTTGTCGCGTGGGTCCATGTGAATGACTTCACCAACCACGGCGATATTACGGTCATACCAACCATCAGTGCCTTGATTATCATTGAGGAAGGGTTCTAGCGCGTCGAAGTTACCGAGGAAGTCAACACCGAGTAATTCCGTTATCAAATCCAAAGGTGGGGCGGAAAATATCTCCTGCTTGGTTTCATCAGCATTGAAGACAGACAGACCGTTGCGAACCGCATAAGCAACGGCTGGGTTGCGTCCGGTCTTGAGAGCGATTGTGCCCGCAACAAAGGTGGGAGGATAAAGTTTGTCTGCCGCCTTTCCCTCAGCCTTGACCTTGAGAAGAGTCGGGGTATCGTTGGTGCCCTCCCTTCGTCCCAAGAATAGGCAGGTTCGCTCGCGTTCATCCTGTGGTCGGGCCTTCCCGTACTTGAAATTGGGGTCCCCGGAAGGATATGTGGGGTTGTTCTTATCCCACACGACATAGAAGGAGGTCAAGCCGTCACTCAGCGTAACGGTGTGACGAGGCAATTCCGAAACCGTGGCTTCGTCTATGCCTTCCCCGCCGTTGAAGAAGGCTCCGCTCCCGCGGCGTTGATATGTTCCATCTCCGTTTGAATTGAATATAACGACCGAACCTTCACTGACGAGGTTTTCCGTGGCTTGGGCCGGCAGACTCTCCAATTGATTTCTCATCTTGTTATAGAGGATTTTACCCCACTCCTTCGGGCGCGGGACACTGATGAACATTCCCTCAAAGCGGGTCGCCCCGGAGCGGGCCATTTGTGCGTTCTCCCGTCCAATCATCTGCGCGGCTACGCGCACGGACAGTATCTTGCAGGCGTCCTCATCGTGTCCGGCGCGCTCCCAATCAGCACCCTTCTCAGAGAGGATATGAGAGGCAACCTCCGATAGATTTTCGGGGGTTGTGTTGAGGCTCGTTGCCAAGTTAGTAATCATATCATCTGCCATAGTAGTCCTCCCCTCCGGGTATTCCTGCCGACCTTGCGTTCGCTTATAACCTAACCGGTCACACACATACGGACGAAGTTTGCTCTCACAACATCGTGGGATATTCCCAAGTAGAGGTCCCTTTCAGCCGTGATGGCGGCTTCAATAACCCGCATCTTGGATGTATTCTTGGCGTTAGTCTGCACAGCGTAATTGAACACCTCCCGAATTCCTTCACGGGTAGCGTAAGGGGATAGGAGAGCGAGTGAGGCGTCATAGTCTTGGTCCTTGAAAGACAGACGGAGAAAAGTAGAGGCATCGGGAACCGCCGTTACGAAGGAATTGATGAATACTGTCCGTTCTTCGGGGGAAGCCACGGAATAATATTGGAGTGCGTTAATAGCATTCCGAAGGTCCCCATCGTGATGCTTCACGATGGCCGCGAGATGTGTGTCGGATATCTCCACTGCTTCGCGCCCAGCGATATAGGAGAGGCGCCCCGTCATGGAGTCGTCGTCTATGGGATAGAATTCTATCAGACGACAGCGTGAAATAAGATAGTCGCTGATTTTCCCGAGGTCGTTACAGGTGAGAATGAAATATCCCTGCGCGTTTTCTATCACTCCCTTCAAGGCCGCTTGGGCCGCCGGGGTCAATTGGTCTGCCTCATCCAATAAGATAATCTGATTCTCATTTCCAATGGTTGTGAGAGGGAGCAGGTCGTCCTGTACGAAGTCAATCCCGCGCTCATGCTTGGTGCTGGCATTGAAGATGTGAATAGGCCAATCGAGCGCATCGGCGAGGGCGAGAGCATAACTCGTTTTTCCCACACCCGGAGTTACGGAATGAAGGAGGGTGTGTTGTACCCAGCCATCGTTTCCGAAAACCTCATCCTCCGCCAACATCACCGTCAATTGAGGTTGCCCGACAATTTCAGACAGCGAAGGTCTGTACTTCTGCGACCATACAGTCATGTTTCAATCGACCTTTCAATGAGAATTGATTGGACCGCTTCGTACAGTGGTACCATCTCTCGGTGCATCCTCCCCACGAGAGGGGCAGTCGCGCCTCTGATATCAGCCTCAAGAGCCGTGGCTATACCCAACGCCATACCGCGAAGGAATTCGCTGTCTATTTCATCACTATCTGAATAGGCATCTCCCCACGGACCCTCAAGTTCCTCAAAGTCAGGGTCGGTCATAACCGCCAATCGGTTCCTCATATCATGGATGAAGTGGAGGTTATCATCGGTCATTATACGCGCCAACCCCTTGTATATGGGGACATTGTTCTCCATTGAGCCTGCGAGAACATTCATCATCTGACTTAACCACCGTTCATCCATGAATCAAGTACGACAATAGCGTTAATTGAGGCTTTCCATCAGATGAGCCATTTTCGGGAGATTTGGACCCCATTCTCTCCAATACAGGGCGTGGTTTTTCGGCCCCGTCAGTTAACGATTTCCCTTGTCGGGTTTCCTTCGCCTTAGCCATTCTACGCAAGGTTCGCTTGGAAAATTTGGAGCGCACACAGGGCATACACCATACCGTGAAGACCCCGTACTCGATGACGGGGTTCGGCATCATGTTTCCACAGAGTTTGCACTTCACCTTGTCGGGTGCGTCCGGAAATAACTCGCGTCGAACCACGGCTTGAAAGACTTCACTCTCCATCCACACACTCCCCGTTCGCATTTCTTCTCAATCTCCATGTGTGACCCGGTTTGCCTCGGGCTTCATGTACCTCAGCCCATCTTGATTTTGCCAAGATACCGGCGACTTGGCGCGGGCTAAGGGACAGTGAGGTTTGACTCACGCGGCGCCCGTTCTTGAATCTCATGTTAGCCAAAATCTCATGCGTGGAACAGGGTTCATGTTCCTCAAGGTATCGCTTCATGGCCTTGAGTACATTGGAGGTCTTCATCTTGCGTGTCCGATATCCCATACTCAATTCTCCTTCTCCTTGAAATCTCGATGCGCTGTCGGCAGACGGTGTTGTCGTCGGACGGCGAGATTGTTCACAAGGTTGGCAACATTGGTCGCGCCCGTATCGAATCGCTTCGCGGCCACATCATCTCCCTCGGGTACCATGCGGTCACGAAGGGCACTCAATTCAATGCACTCAGTAACGAGTTTCAGTATCTCGTACTCCGCGTGTATGACCGTCTTTGCTCTCGCTATACCATCGCCTCCGTATTACCCTGTATGCAATCGCGTATAAACGCACCGGTGCCGGGATTTATAACCCTCGGACACAGTGAAGGCACTTGGAATCCCCATGACGGAAAACCCGAATTCGACCACACCCACACTTACGCGCCTCCCGCTTCTGCTTCGGACTCATTATGGTCGGCGAACGGCTATAAACTGCTTCCTCGGATTTCTGAATCAGTTGTCTATTCACATCATACAGGAGGTGCTTGGATTTAGTGCCTGCCAAATTCTCTACAAACTCGGAGCCAACGGAAATAATCTGTGTGTTCTTGCACAGGAGAGAAGACAGGCTGTGCGGAGAGGGAACAGTACGGATGGATTTCTTCGTGGCAAGAATTTCAGCGACTCCTTCCTTCGTGAGTGGTCCGTATTCCAACAGGATTTCCACGATGATTCTTCTAACTCTCGTGTTGTTTGCACTCATTAAAAAACGCTGGTGGAGGGTACCTATGAAGCGTTTCAATCATCATCCATAGAAAGAAACATCGCTGAGTCAATAAACGAGGCATCTCCCCCCTGCTGGTTGACGCCTCGTGAAATGATGGGAGGACCGTACATTTTCGTGAGAACCCATACGATGATTCCCACCACTATAAATGGGGAAGCCATACAGAGGCCGACTGTTAATGCCTCACTCACACCCATTCACTCACTGCCTCCTTCCGTTTCTTGATACCCTTCGGTATTGTGTCTGCCTGTTCCCTTATCTGATTGGCAACGCGCGGCTCCCTTTCAGTAATTTCACGCCAATATTCATCTCGTGCAGTGAACGGTAGTGGAGGTGGGTCGCTCCCCGGTTTCTTCGGGAAGATAACTTCCTCCTGCATCGGTTTAATCCCGAATGCGAGAGCAGAGCGAACAAAATCAGCAGGTATAGTGTACGGGTTGTTCACAATAAGCCTCAATAAGTTCAAATCCTCGGGACGGTTCGCTTGAGTGAAAGAAATCAGAAGGGGAATTGGGACACACGAAATCTGATGAAAGACTCGTTGCCTGTCCTTCCAAAGGAAAACAGATTTCAATGCCTGTGCAAACTTCATTCACTCACCAACACATAATCCACCAAGCGCCGGTACTGATGGGGCGTTAGACCCCACACTTCACGGACTATCTTCGGGGCTATCCGATACTCACCGAGAAACCACGCGACCCCAGCACTCTCCAACACCGTACTCAATCCGTCCTCCGCCATAGCCTGAAACAGAACCGGGAAGTCCTTCTCGTAGATAGGCTGAGTGTAGATTCCGCGCCTCCGCTTGCGCCATATTTTCCCACGACTCATAAACTACGCACCGCATTTCTCATCCATCTAGCGCCGCAAGCATCCCACTCACGAAATCCTCGGTGAATCCTATCACAGAAAGGACACGCCTCATTCCAAATGATTTCATGGAAAGTGGTCATAGACCCCGAGCCCCCTCCGGCCAATCCATCCCTCGGGTTCGCATCAATTTCCATCCGCAATAAACATCTGACTTGTGGTTTCGTCGCCACAGCGCACCCTTGATTATTTGGTTGTTGAAAAACTGAACAGCGCCGTTCTCGCCGGGGAAAAATCGTGGGGTGATTCTCGCAAGTTCCCACTCCGCATTGTCGTGGTCGTAGCGTC